CTGGTCTAGGCGCTGGTCTTGAAAGAGCAACCTATTCTAATGCAAAAGAGCTTAGAGAATTTTTTACTGAAAATAAATTAATACCATTATGGAAGCAAGTTGGCGAAGAAATTACACAACAAATTTTACTTCGTGATTATCCAAATGAATCTGAAGCTTACGCCGAATATGACTTTACTGACGTACGTGCATTACAACAAGATATGGACGCATTATATACACGTCTAAATGTTGGTGTTCAAGGTGGTTGGATTACTGTAGCTGAAGCTAGAGAAGAAGTTGGTCTGCCTACTGACGATACCCAAAATGTTTATCTAATGGACGCTAATAAAGTTGTAGTACCTGCTAATGATATTGGTATGACTTCTGTTAGTGAAGTTGAACCAGAAGTTATTGAACCTGAATATGAATATGATGAACCTGAAGTTGAATCCGCTGATGATGAATTACAAAAATCTTATGAATACAAAGTTGTTAGAGAAATAGACGGCGAGTTCTGTGTTATTGCAGAGGAATCTGGAAAGAATATGGGTTGCTATCCGACTAGAGAACTTGCTGAAGCAAGACTTGAACAAATATCAAGATTTAGTGATGATAGTAAAATTAAAATTTCTAAAGATGTTTTTACAACCCAAGAGGAAGCTGAAATACGCGCAGAACAAATCGGTTGTATTGGTTATCACGTTCAAGATATAGACGGAAACGAATATTATATGCCGTGTGATTCTCACGAAGAATACGAGGACATCATTGGAACACAAACAAGTTAGCGAACAAGTTAGGGAAGCTCTTAAAAAAAAAGTAGATGAACATAACGAGAAGTACGGCGACCAAGCTGGTAAGCGCGTAACACTCGGTATGCTGGAAGCAGTATTCCGTCGTGGTGTTGGTGCTTATAATACTAATCCTCAAAGTGTTAGACCTAATGTTAATTCCGCAGACCAATGGGCTTATGCTCGTGTTAATACTTGGCTACGTGCAGTTCGTACTGGTAGTTTTTCTGGTGGTAAGTTTGATACAGACTTGCTTCCGTCTGGACACCCATTATCAACAAGAGATAAAGCTTTTAAAGGTTTGTATGATGATTTAGATTTTACTATTCCTAAAGGTGCTAAAGAGGAAGCTAAAAGAGGGTTAGCTTGGCGTAAAGAATTTGGTAGAGGTGGAACTGATGTTGGTCTTAACTCTGCACGATACATAATCAACAATACAACTGCTGGTGCAGAAAAAGTTAGACATATCGCTAAATACTTTCCTAGACACGAAGTTGATAAAAGAGCTGAGGGTTGGCGACAGGGCGAATCTGGTTATCCAAGCAACGGGCGTATAGCGTGGGCGCTTTGGGGTGGCGAAGCTGGTAAGGTCTGGTCTCAAAAACTTGTAAGGGCTATGAATAAACGTGATGAGAAAGCTAACTCGGCATTTGAATTAATTAAACGTCGTAATACTTTAAGAGAAGAAAGCTGGGATTATCGTTTAAGTCGTTTTCGTTCTAATGATACAAAAGATATTCTATGGAAAGAACACGATAAGCTTTTAACACAATGGGAAAAAATAATTAGAGATGTATTCTTTGAACTTCTGCAAAGTCAAGATTTAAAAATATTATCAATGATGAACCAATACGGAGTTCAGCAAATTGGTGTTAATGGTCTTATTGAATTTGCTATTGATGAAAATACTAAGAGCTGGTCTGCACGTGTCTATGATTATTTTATGTCGTTAGTCAATGACTTTGCATTTTATCAAGTTGATTTGTTATTACCTAATGCTAAGGCTATGCCTAATGTTATTCCGCTATATGAAAAACAAAGTGAAAAAGAAATTATAGAGCAGGGTTTGTTTTATCGTCTTGTGTCTGTTCAACAACTTCCGCTTCCTAACTTACGTAATGACGCGTTGATACAAGATTATGTTAAAGATTTGATTGATGACTTATTACCAGAATTATCTAATACTTCTAAAAAACGTTTTAGCGCAACCTTTAGGAAATCTTTACAAGAAGCTTTAGAGGACGGCTTGTCTGGTCGTGCTTTACAAAACTACGTAGCTGGTTCTGTTAAAAAAATATTAAGCCAAAAGAACTTGACTAGGGCTTTGACTATTGCTAAAACTGAATCGAACAAACTTGCAAATTATGGTCGTTTAGTTGGTGCAAAATCAACCCAGATTGTATATACTAAAGAGTGGATTTCGCAACGTGACGGTAAGGTTCGTGACGCACACGTAACTCTGGACGGAACAGAAATCCCAGAAGATAGCCAATTTAATTATGGTGGTTATCTTTTAGATTACCCGAGCGATAGTTCGTTAGGCGCACCGCCAGAACTTACGGTTAATTGCCGTTGTTTTTTGAGCTATCACGAAAAAAGGATATAGACGTTGGTAGATAAAAAAGAATATAGACAAAAAGATATTTTAAACTTTGACGAAGAAACTGGTACTGTAGAAGCAGTATTTTCTGTTTTCAATGAGATTGATAGTGACAATGATGTAGTTTTACCTAAATCAATTCGCAGTGGATATGGCGATAAAGGTGTCGCTATGGTCTGGGGTCACGATTGGAAAAATATAATTGGTAAAGGCAAAATTATACAAGATGATGATAAAGCCGTTTTTAAAGGTTCGTTCAATATGAACACTAACGCTGGTAAAGAAGCTTATGAAACTGTTAAAGCTATGGGCGATTTGCAACAATGGTCTTTTGGTTTTGAAGTTCTTGATAGCGAAGTTGGTTTGTTTTCTAAAGACGGTGGCGAGGAAAAAGAAGTTCGCTACTTAAAAGATTTAAAAGTATGGGAAGTATCGCCAGTAATGGTCGGTGCTAATCAAAACACTCATACTGTTGCCGTTAAAAACGCAGAACAAGAAATGGAAACTAATGATAGAGAAATTAAAAATGAAGTTAAATCAACTGAAGTTGAAGTTGAGGAAACTAATAGGGATAACATAGGTTTAAAATTTACAGACGAAGTGGACAACTTGCTTATCAAGATGACCGCTATGTTGAAAAGAGCTAAGGAGCTTACTGCCTTACGCTTGGGTAAAGATAAAACACTTTCGGCTGAAAGCACGGAAGCGCTTGAAAATCTAAAGGACGCATTACAAGATATGCACCAAGATATTGATACGCTACTTCGTGTTGGTACTGATAGTGTTGATGAAGTAATAGACGAGCTGGACGCAAATGAATTGTTTAGGGAAACTACACAATTACTTGCGGACACTCTTGATTTATAAAGGAAAAGTTATGGCTGACTTAAATAAAAAGAACGCAGAACTTGCTGAATTAAGAGGTAAATTACACGAATTTGCTAGTGCTAAAGACTTCTCTGAATTTACTGCTGAAGATAAAGAAACTTGGGCAAAGATGAACGAAGAAGCTAAATCATTAGCTGACTCTGTTCGTGAGCTTCAAGTTTTTGAAAAAGAGCGTAAAGCAAACGAGGAACTTTTAGAAGCTGGTAAAGTTGTAAACCCTCTACCAATTCACGAGGAAAAAACTGCAAAAGCTACAACTCTTGGCGAGGAAGTTATCAATTCTAACGCTTACAAATCTTTTATGGACAATGGACAACTTAACATAACAAGTGAAATTAAATACAATCCTATCTTGGAAAGTAAGACACTTGTTGATGAAGCTTCCGCATATCCACCAAAAGTTGTAAGAAGTGACTTGATTTATCCTACTGCTTTGAGAAATCCTAATTCTGTTATTGATTTGTTCTCAGTAATTCCTACTGACCAATATCAATATAAGTATTTAGAAGAAACTACTTTCACAAACAACGGCGCAGAAGTTGCAGAGGGTTCAGCATTTGGCGAATCTGCATTAGCTTTCACAGAACAAACTGAAAACATCAGAAAGTTCGGTGTATCTATTCCTGTAACTGAAGAATTATTAGCAGACGTTGCAACTGTAAATGGTTATCTTGATTCAAGATTAAGAACTATGTTGCAATTAAGACTTGATTCTCAATTACTAAACGGTAATGGAACTGCTCCAAATATTCGTGGTATATTAAACAAATCTGGTATCAATACTTTTGACTACGCTACCTACACAGGTAACCTCAAGAGAATTGGACAAATCTATCAAGCGATTACTGAAATCAGAAAAGACGCTTTTTTAGAACCAGACGCAATATTAATGCACCCGTCTGATTGGAACGACGTTGTAACTGAAGTAAATGCAGTAACAACTTCTGGTGCTTTGAATCCATTGTTCGTTGGTGCTGGTATGTTCAACGGCGCACCTACATCAAGTATGTGGGGTGTTAAAGTTGTTCCTACAACTGCACTTTCAGCAGGAACTGCATTAGTTGGTGTATTCGGTGGTGGACTTGCTTCTCATATCATCTCTAGAGCTGGTATGGAAGTAGCTATGTCCGATTCACACTCTGACTTCTTTACAAAAGATAAAGTTATGATGAAAGCAAGTATGAGATTAGGTTTCGCAATCTATCGAGCTACTGCTTTCTGTTCAATTACAAACTTCTAAAGATTGTAATTATGGTTTTGTTTTCGCACTCGTCTTATAAGGCGGGTGCGGAACAAGATAGTAAAGGAAAAAATATGAAATTAAAAAAAGATGTTTATGAAAAAGACGGAAAGATAATTCTTTCTGACGGACACCCTAAAGAATTTGCTGGGCAATCTTGCCGTAAATTAGCTATAGCTGGTGAGGAAATTTCTGACGCACAGGCTAAAGAGTGGGGTATCAAAGAATCTAAAGCAAAAGAACCAAAAGAAAATAAAGCTAAGTAGGTCGTAAGTGGCTGGTACTCAATATGTTGATAAGGCTGACCTAAAAGCATATATAGGTTTGAGTGGAGCTGGTCAAGACGATAACATTGATAACGCTATAAACGGTGCTTCTAGGTTAATAGACGCTTTCTGCGGTCGTCACTTCTATCAAGACAATGCAGTTAGAACTGAATATTATACACCAACAAATTTTGTTGAGATTTCTGTAAATGATATTTCTACTACAACTGGTCTTATCGTTAAATTAGATACAACTGATGACGGAACTTACGATACGACTTTAACTATAAATACTGATTTTGTTTTACTACCAGTTAATCCGCGTATAAATAAAATTGCTGACGGTAATACCTATTACTTTCCTTATACTGATATTCAAATTTTGCCTACTCGTTCTAGTGAGAGGTTTGACCCGTTAATTAAAAATAACATTAGCGTAACTGCTAAATTTGGTTTTACTGTAATCCCTGAAGCTATTGCACAAGCAACTTTAATACAAGCTACACGTTTATGGAAACGTAAAGATACACCGTTTAATGTATTTGGTAATGAACAAACTGGTACGCAAGAATTGTTTTCTAAATTTGACCCAGACGCAAAAGAACTTATTAAAGGTTATATAAAGCATAGATTATGAGCTATGACGTTGCAGGTTCTCGTGAGTTTCAACGCCGTTTAAAATTACAAGCTTTAGCAGGTGTTCATTTAAGAAACTTCTTTAGCGAATACGGTAAGCTAATCGTTACTGACGCAAAAAAAATAGCACCTAAATTTGAGGGTAACTTACGTGGAAGTTTAACTTTTAGACATCTACCTAATACTTCTGGTATTCCTACTGGTATTGAAGTCTTTTCAAGAAGTCCTTACGCACTTTACGTTCACGGATTTTATGATAAAAAATTTAATATGAAAGAACCGTGGAGTAGAACTAAACCACACTACCCGCCAATATCCGCACTTCAAAAATGGTCTGACGCTAAAGGTCTTAATCCTTATCTAGTTCAACAAGCTATTGGTCGTAAAGGTACGCCGATTATTCCGTTCTTCAAGATTGCTATTAAACAAAATGAAGCAGAAAGAAAACTACTATTATCAAAAACTGGTATTAAGATAGAAGCACAATGGCGAGCAGGTCGTCGTGGAAGTTTTGGAACTAAGATATAATGGCTAACTTAACAAACATAAGAAATGAAATTAAAAATAACTTGGCTAACATAAGCACTCTTTCTGTTTATGGTTATGTGCCTGATATGGTTGAACCACCTACCGCAGTTGTAGGCGTAATGGAAACTATTAACTACGACGCGTCAATGCAACGTGGTGCTGACCGTTATGAGATTCCAGTTTTTCTTTATGTATCTAGGGTAGACGCGCAAGATAGTCAAGAAACAT